TACTAGCAATAGTATTCATTAAATCAATAAAATTAGTCATCTTCTCTTGTTCCGAACCTTTTAAAGATTTAAAAACATCTTGATAATGCACATTTTGTTTTATCGTTGGATTTTTAATCATTTTATAATAATCGTCTTTAGTAAATTGTTTTTTTCTTGCGTCGTATATACCTTGTTGATTTAATAAATACCTAATAGGTTGTATTCTATTAATAAATTCACTTGGTGTTGAATAGTAATCAAACATCATATTATTAGTTTTATATTCTAATGATGTTTTATCTCCTCCTTGAGTATACTTATAAATCTTTTCTTTTGTTGCTTGTGGTATTCTATAACCCCCATCATCTACTTTGTGCCCAATTTCGTGTGCCGGTATTGTTTCGTAACCTGAATAAGGATTCCAATTTTTGGGGTTATATTCTTTTTCAAAATACAAATTACCTTTCTTATCATATCCCTTATTATGAGGTACCCATTTATTTTTTTTCCATTTTTTTTCTTTGTAATCATAATACTCACCTTCATAATTTTTTGGTATCATCATTCCAAGAATATATCCCGGGTCTTTTTCAATTGCATTTACAAAATGTGTCTCGTCCTTAACATTACTCAAATTTTTTAATCTTTCTTGTCTTTCTTTTTCTATAAAATCTTGTGGTTTACCCGGAAACTCTTTTTTAAGTCTTTCAATATACATAGGTGATTGTATATATGATTTCCACCATTCTAATTGTTTATCAAATTCGTTAGAAGTTTGCTCATTTAACCGCATCATCTGTTTAATTCTACGTATGTTTTCTTGTAAGTTCATACCAATAAATACCCATTATTTCTTTAAAATCTTAAACTTACTCTTTGTATTAACGTTTGTTTTTCTCCATCATATTCAGTATGCTTTATTGTGCACTTTACTTTTGAATATTCCGAATCATTTATTTTTGGCGGAGTTTTACCTTTGTATTTGTAAATTTGACCTTTCTTATTTTGATATGTAACAATTGAACAATATCCAAATTGTGTTTCAAATGAAAATCTGTCTATTTCAGTCAATTCTAATTCAACCTTATCTCCATTCTGATGTAGGAACGTTGTTTGAGATTTTCTTATCTCCTCTGCTTTTTTCGCTTCAAGCAATTTAACCTCTGCACAAGTTGCATACTTTCTAACCGCTACACAATAAATAGGGTTTATAGGCTCTTCTGAACGACTGAGGTTTGAATCAATAGTTTCTAACCAATCATATCTAACAAGTTCCCCTAATTCAATTAATCGGCGTCTTGCGAATGCTCTTCTTGCACCTGCGAATTGGTCATTGTAACATCGAGTTAATTGCCATACATCATTACACTCTAATATTTCAGTTCCTTTATAACGTCCATAACTAAATTGAGTTTTAGAGAATTTAATCTCATCGGCTCTTTCCCACGAAGAATTACGACCATACAATTCAAGATTTGGCTCCAAGTTAGGATACAAGGCATTCACTTTATCTATATCCTTACTTATGTTCTTTAGGTAAACGTATCTATGCTTGTATCCACCAAAATGGTGTTTTCCGTTACAATCGGTAAAATATTGCTCTTCTTTTGAGTAATCCCAAAGAGTATAAAATTGTTTGGCGAATCCAATGGCTATCATAATTTTCTTTTTAAGTGTTTAAGATAAGCGAATATAATCCAAACGGTTGAGAGTAAAAAATTATTTCTTTAAAATCTTATTCATCTCCCTATCCATATCTCTTTTTTTAATACTATCTCTTTTATCGTACAACTTTTTACCACGTGCCAATGCAATGTCAACTTTAAAAACCCTTCGTTCATTAGTATAAATTCTAATGGGTACTATAGTCAGTCCTTTGTCCAAATCTTTTAAAAGTTTATTAAGTTCTTTTTTCTTTAATAATAGTTTTCGGTTTCTTTTGATGTTGTCATTACCAATACCTGATATTGAAACGTTATTCATAAACAACTCACCGTTTTGGAAGGTACAAAAAGAATCTACGAAGGACAGTTTACCATCTCGAATAAACTTAACCTCAACTCCTGTTAACATAATACCCGCACTGTAAGTATCAATAAACTCATACTCAAACCTGGCACTCCTATTTACTATGTTGATATTTTCTTTCATAAAACAAAGATAATTAATAAATTGATATAAACAAAAAAAGGTAACACAAATAAATGTGTTACCTTTTTGGCTAATACGATGAGAATACTCGTCTTATTGAGAATCTTTAAAAGGATTATTTGTTTCCCTTTTTTTCCACACCCTTTTGGGATGTAATCCTCATTGCTAATTGGTTAGACCAATCACTCCTTAAGATAATAACTACTCTCCTACTATTATACTCTCCTTAATCTTGCGAACTAACTCAGGATTCGACTCCTTAGAGGTTTTTGGTAAAAATACGATTGAACTTGGGGTTCTTTCGTGCCACGGACAACCCGTGACTATGGAAGCAACTTTCGTTATTACCTGACAAACACTTTTTCCGTTTTTTTATTTTTTTTAAATTATAAAAAATTTTGGTTTGTGTTGTGGATGTATTCAAGTAGAGGTTTGCCTTAAGCCTCGTTATCTTTTGAACAACAAGATACTTTTCTACCTGATAGAGTATCCCTACTCTCATATTTTAAGATTACTTCGTACACAGACTTTGGTGAGTCTATAGTAAGGATAGTAGCAACACCACTTGTTCTCCATCTTACCTTCAGGTTTAACCCCTTCGGTTTTAAGTTATCTCTTATATTGGAAACCGCAATTATGTATTTGGAAGTACATTTCTTACTTGAGTCCTATGGGTTATTCTTGTTGGTGTCCCCACCTCAAACTGACAATCCACATTGCCAGTTCAGTTTTCCATTTCCCTACGAAGTCATCCTCGGTACTACAGGCTCACTGATATCCCACTTGTATACTCGAGTTCCATTTCTGAAACCGCAATTCTGTTAACACAACAGATTCACTTTATCCCCCTTTCGAGGTTTATTTAACGACCATATACGGCCGATTATATTTCTCAGTTATCTCAGAATCAACCCGAAGGTCTCATCATCAACTTCCTGATGGATAAATAATTTTTTCAAAGAACTGTTTGGTTTTCAAAAAAGAAGAAGGAGGAATCTTTACAACCTACCGAAGTAGGAATACTTTACAACCTCTTCATCTCATTTGTTTTACAAAGGTAAGATAAACTTTTCAATTAATCAAATCTTTTTTTTGTTTTTTTTGACAACTTTACTCCATAATTTCCGATAGTGAGATTTGATTTCGGTTGTTGTCAATTGTTTTACAAAAGTAAGAAACTTTTTTTAAACTGTCAAATATTTTTTTAAATATTTTTCTGTGTTCTATAAATATATCCTTGTCTTGTAATGTTATACAAAGGTAAGAATAACTTTTCAATTAGTCAAACACTTTGTAAAACTTTTTTTTGTTTATGATTTAGTAACCGGTATTACCGATTTGCTTTTAATTTTATGAGTTTCTTTTATCTCACCTAACTTACATCAACAATACTTGTTGCGACGCCTTGGAATCGAACCAAGTTATTCGGGCTTATGAGACCCGCGGAATACCTCACCCCCCGCTCGCCATATTATTTTAATTTCATTATTTCAGATAATTTTTGTCTATGTTCTGTAGTTCTCTCATAAACATTTACTGAAATATCCCCGTTTTTATATTTTTTTTTCAAGGTTTCAGATATCTTTTTTTTATTATCTTCATTTTGAAATCTTATTTTAGCTTTTTCAGATATCTTTTTTTTAGTTTCATCGGAAATGATTCTTCCCCTATTAGCCTCAGATATTTTTTTTATTGTATCTTCGGAATGTTTTCTTTTTTTTGATATTTCAGAAAGTTTCTTTCTTGTATCTTCGGAATGTTTTCTTCCTCTAAATATTGGTCCCCCTTCTCCTCCTACAGCTAAGTTATAATTATCATTTTGTTTTATGAAGTCCTCAGTAACTAATTCTTTTTCTTTTAGGTTCATCTCGTTTTCATTATCAAAAATAAAAAGTATTTCTTTTTTGAAATTTTCCTTTCCATATTTTTTTATATCTTTTTCTAAAAGAAGTCCTGAACCAAAATAATCATCATCAACATTTTCTGTTTGATGTTTTCCAATGTAAATCTTTTTATTCAAAGTATTAGTTGTTTGATAAATTGTATATTTCATATATATAAATATATCAAATATCACCTAACGAACTACCACTGCTCCACCCCACAATATATTATTATTTTAAAGAACTTTAGATAAATATACCACGAAATACAAAAGTTTTTTCAAACTCACACTTTCGGGATTTGTTTTACAAAGATATAAATAACTTTTCATTTAATCAAACACTTTGTAAAACTTTTTTTTGTATTAAGCAACATTTGTTGTGGTATTACCTTGTTGATTATTCATTGTAAAGTTCGCCTTTGGAACACTTGTACCACCACGACTAGTGGCACAATATTCTGATGCTAACCTTTTAACAAAATCTAAATTAAATAATGGTATAGGTTTAACTTCTTTTTCTATGCTGTTTGGTGGGTTAGTTCCTTTCATAATGAGTTCTGAACTACCACATTTAAATTCTAAATATCTAGTAACACCGCTAAGTGCCTTTCTAACAGGATTAGCTAACAGAACTTTAACAATATCCCCTTCTTTACGAGGATAATTAATTTTAAATTCTGAAGAAAATATTTTTGGACCATTGGTAAATAAATCTGAACTATATGGTTTTTTTTCCCTCTTATCTAGATAAAGAACAACTGTTTGACCATTAATTGGTGTTAGGGATGTTTCTCTTCGTTCAGAAATTACATTCTTTTTTGCCGAGTGCATTTCAAGAATTCTATTTTTCTCATCTTGAGAAATGTTGTTAAATAAATTTTTCATATTGTTTGTTTTTCTATATAAATACAATCATTTATTTAATTATCCGACAATAACCCCCGAATATATTTTTTACCTTCCATTATTATTTTTCATAGTATTTATAGTTATGAGAATAAATATAGGCGATAATACCTTTAAAATTAAATTAGCGGTTTCTGAAAAAGAAAGAGCTCACGGTATGATGAAAAAAAGGTTTGATGATACGTTTGACGGAATGTTATTCTTGGAGAAACCAGGTATCAATGTCCATTTGATTGGGATTACAATCCTTATTTGATTTCATCAGCAGGTGCGGTAGGTCCTATGCAAGTAATGGTTAGAACTGCAGAGTACATCAATAAAAAAGATGTGACTAAATCTAATTTGAAGAATAACTTGGAATTGAATATTTCAACAAGTATGAAATTTTTGAATAAATTATTTAATCAGTATGAAGACTGGGGAATATCCTGTGGTTATTACAACACAGGATATCCTAAGGTAAATGATTATGATTTATTCTGTGTAACAAATAAAAATTACACTAAGAATTGGGAATCTTATTAATTAAAGAATTTTTTTCTGATTTCGAAATTAACATCAACCTTATTTAACTTATCATTCAACCAATCTAACATATTAGATTCACTACTGAAAAGTTCTTGAGGGTCTTCGTTATCTCTTAAAGGTAATTCCACAACTTTTTTAGCACCGCTTAGATAATGAGCTCCACTGTTTTTAGGTCCGTATTTAATCACTCCGTTGTCACCAACTAAAATTAAGTCGTGTACTATATCGTCACAGTCAATACCATTACCATCCACAATTATATATTCTAAATCTTGGAAGGGACTATATGACCTGTACCCGTCAATATGTGGTAACATTTCTTTCTCACCCTCCGATTCTAACAAACCAAAATGCTCAGGTTGTTCTAAGTCAGGTTGTAGTCTATAGTTTGTAGTTAATTCTTCTCCTTTCTTAATTGGTTGAGAAGCTACCAAAAATCTTTGTTTGTTCTTTAAAATATTATGACAGTTAGGTTCATCACTATGATTGTGCATTTTACCTAATTCTGTAAAATCATAACTAACTCCAGGTTTGTTTATAGTATGTAAAAGTCCAATTGTTTCATTCTCCTCCAAATCATTTTTCGCAAATGAACCTTTTCCTTGGATATCACTTTTATCTACGTAATATTTTTTAACATCAACGTTTTCAGTAATATTGTTTGATTCATTATTAATTTTGCCTTTCAATTGTTTAACAAATTCATTTTGAATCATTTTAGTAAATTTAACATAAGGTGCATCATCCGATTCAGGATTATATTTGTATTTTCCTTGAGGTGGTCTATTGAACCTTCCAAGATAATTTAAACCTGAGATATTAGTAATACACTTGTGTCCACCACTATTCGCTTGAATCAAATCCCAAGTTGAAACACCGATACTATCTAACAACGACATTTCGTCTTCAGTTAAATCCGTAAAAGGTTTGTTCATTAATTCTCTAACTCTCATTAGATAATCAGCCCCACCATCTACAGATTTAAATTTATCACCGTATAATGCAGTGAAGTCTTTAAACGTGAATCCTACTGATTCAGGTCCAAATCCTTTAGAAGATTCCGAAATCCACTTAATAGTTGATAACGAAACTCTCTTTTCTTTAAGTTGTGATTCCCATTTAGATAAAACATCTTGTGCAATCTCACCAAGATTTACTCCTTTTAATTCTCTTTCTTTTTTAAATGGATTACAAGAGGCTTGAACCAATCCTAATGGCCAAGCAATAACCAAGAAATCCGCTTCAGGATTATTTTTAAATGGAGTATATCTATCATATGAACCAGGTTTCATCATTGAGCCCCCACCGTATTGAACAATTATGTTATCACTAATTTTAACATTTGGATTTGTTTTCATTTGTTGAACATAATCCTCTTTGTTTTTTTCAAGAGCGAATTCATTTGGGAATCCTTTCGCCTTCATAATTGTTTTAATCTCATTGAAAATACTCATTAAGGATGGTTGACAATTCATAACCAACTGTTCTAAAAACCCTGGTTTGTTTTTAAAAGCCAATAAAAGTTTATTAGTTAATAAACCAATAACCGTTTTGTTTTTTTGTAAACCCGAATCTTTATCAAATCTGTAGATATAGTTCATCACCATTTCAGGAGTGATTTCATTTTTCGCATAATCAGCACTATCAACCATTGATATTAAACGAATATCATTGTTGGGGAATAGTTCTTTTGGTGAAACACTTTGAGATATAGTTTCCACATTTGAACGAGACTGTTTAAATGAAGTTGACTTAGTATCTTCAGCACCAGCTTGTCTATCGTGGTGGTCCGTATGAATCACAAACATTGGTTTACCGTGAGCAAAGTCAACTAAAACCGGCATTGTATCACCTTGAGCATCATTCTTTTTAACCGCAAATTCTTTATCACCATATTGGATAACGTGAGAACCAACTACTTTGATACCGTTATCCTCAAGGTATTTTTTCATCGCAATAGCGGTTGTAACACCATCCAAATCTTGATGAAAATATATTTCAGCCTTTGGATATCTTTTTGATAACGCATTGATATTACGTAAACCACTTTCTTTTATTAGTTTTCTCATTACTTAAATAACTTACTTATTGTAGAAATCGTCTTATCGATAATATCTTGGTCTAACCCTAATTCGTGTAACGCATCATAAGTATTTGGACCAGGAATACCATCAGAGTCGATTTTTTCCATAGTTTGAAATTGTTTAAGAGCGTTAATTGTTTTTTCATCCCATTTAGAACCCGTCGGTATTTGTAACACTTTACCATTAACCATAACTTTTTTCATCTTAAAGTAATCATTAAGAGCATTTTGTAATTCAAAAACTTCTTGACCATCTAGTTGTAGTTGTTCGTTAATCAAACCGTATCTTGAACGGATATCATTTTTTTCTTGTTCTGAAATTATTAATCTTTTTCCCATATTATTTGTTTTAGTTATAAATATCTAATAAATAAAAAAAGAGGTTATTCCACCTCTTTCATTTCTAATTTTAATTGTTTTCTTTGTTCCACAAACGCCTGTACCCTTTTTCTAGCGATTTCCGCATAGTTTGGAGATAACTCGATTCCCAACCATCTCCTATCATTGATTTCCGCAGCAACCGCCGACGTTCCACTACCCATAAATGGGTCAAGGACAATATCGTTTTTATAAGATAATATCTTAATTGCTTTTGATGGAATATCCATTGAGAATGTTGCCTTAGTCAATGATTTGGTATCTGCAAAATATTTCCACTGTCCAAATACCAATTCCATAAACTCTTTCTTATCCTCTTCAAGATAAACGGTTTTCTTTTTAATTGTACCATCTTCTTGTTCAATATCAGTAGGTTCACCTGTCCATTGTGGTTCTCCTTTAACTTTCTTAATATGATGTTTCTTATAAGCAAGAATCACACACTCTTTTGGATTATAGATATACGGCGATGACGGACTCATCCAAGACCCCCAAGCAGTTGTTTTACTTCTGTGGGGAGATTGTTCCTCTAAATCTACGATACCAAAGAATTGAAATCCGATTTCTTTCATTATCTGATAAATTTCAGATACAAAAAATATTCTTCCCCCTTTAGATTGTCGGTTAATCTCATAAGGAATATTCAAAGCAATTCTACCATCGTCTTTCAATACTCTGTAAGCCTCAGATAACCAATTTTTACTAAAAACTTTATATTCTTCAAACTCAACATCATCGTCGTGAACATCGTATTTAATCGAAACTCCGTATGGTGGCGATGTAACAATTAAATCGATACAACCTTCAGGTAGTTTAGCCATTTCTTCAATACAATCCCCATTTATTATTTTTCCTGTTTCTATCATACATTTTCATTTAAGTGGTATTCCCACTGTTCATCTTTCTTTATTGGTTCGATATCTAAATCTAAAAACACCGCATTTTGTTCTCCGGCGTGTAATCCCACAATATTATAATAATAGAATTCTTGTGCGTCTTCAATATTCATCAAATCTCTTTCACAAAGTATAGATAAAATTTTTGATTTTGAATAGAGGATTCTTCTACCATTCCCAAATTCCTCAACAATGCCTATTATCGCATCTTCTAATCCATCTAAAAGAATCGCACCTTCCGCATATTCGTTAATATTAACCAGCATTATTGTTTTGGTTTTGGTTTTTTCTTATACTTTTTTTTCTTTGGTAATGTTGTTTCTGTGGTTACATCAGGATGGGTTGTTTTTTTAGCCGACATCTTCGGTGTTTCACCTGTAGTGTCAACCTCACCTGCAATATCAATCTCAATTAAATCGGGGTGGTTTATCTCAATCTCTTTAAGAATATTTTTTCTTTCGATTAAAGTTTCATTGATAAGTTCGTTAATCGACTTGCCTGCGATGGTTTGTTTTTCTTTTTTCCCAAAAAGTTTTTTGAATAGTTTTTCAAAAATGTTCATAGTTAATTGTTTTTTTCTAAATTGTTTATTTTTCGTTCTAAATACCACAAAGCCTTCTTTAAATCTTGGAGTTCTTTGTCGGAATCTTTTTTACCCGCTCTTGCAACATACTTTACAACATTAAAGATGTAAGCGTCTTTATCCAATCCCCAAGCTTCACATACATTAACCACCTCATAAGTTTTATCATCCCCAAATTGGTAATGTTCTGGGTGGTTCACCATTTCTTTATTCATAATTTTACTTTTAAACATTTTTAATAACATAATAATCTTTAGAGTATTTTGATTCTTCTATAACACCTTCAGTTATTAATTTATCTAAAATTTTTCTTGTCTCATCAATCGATTCTTTAACAATGTGTCTTGATATGTAATCGATGTGGATTGGTTGTCTTAACTTAGACAACAACATATTAAATTGCTTTTTGTCCATTTAATTCTATTAATTTAATTTTTATTTCTTCTTCAGAAGTTCCTTTATTATACCATTCAAATACTTTTGATGATTCATTATCCATAAAAATAAGAGCATCCGCTTTAAATAAACTTTTAAGTGTGACACCCCCATTTAAAAATGTTTCAATGTTATTTTTACTAATAAATCTTTTATTAAACCCCATATATTCTAATTTCATTCAAAAAATAAAAAAATATCACTGTTATGTCAAACTAATTATTGTATTTTTTTATACTCTCTATCTTTGTACTTTGAAACACATACGACATTAATTTTCGTTTGAATAGAGGTACTAGGGTTTCTTCAAAGGGATAGTTATCTGTTGATTTTACTTCAAAAACAGGTGAATATTTTTTTTGTTTTTCATTGAAGGTAGAAAACTCTTGAATAATTTGATTGAGGGTATATTCTTTTTTATTACCGTCATATATTAATGTTAAATCCGTATGATATTCATCAATCTCAGGTATTAATTTAGAAATAACATATTCCCAAACATATACTTTACCAGTTTTTTTATCCCCGTAAATCATATAACCGATTCCATTTTTCATAAATCGTTTATTTTTCTTAGCCGATATTGAAATGGTTTCATATATGAAACTCCAATAAGACTTAACTATGTTAAAGTAATCAAAAAACTTTGTTGTGGAGAATTTGACAATATTGTCAATCTCTTTAATTTCAGGTGCCGATAAAACGGGTAATTGTTTTGCCAATAAGTCTTTAACCAATACTTCATCATCATAAGAATGGAATACTTTATCGGTATACAATATAACATTTTCTTTTAATAAAGTTTGTAGACTTGCAAGGTGTAAAGATAATTCAATAAATGTTGGGTATAATTTATTTTGATTTAATAACTCATCAATTTTTTTAAAATATCCTAACAGAACATACTTCTTATGCTCAAAATCAATTGGTTCTTGGACTAACCAGTCCGTATCCATTAAAAATTTAATATTTTTTTCTTCCCCTATACTCATTTAATCCTTCCATTTTTTTAAACATAATTAATATTTGGGGAAGTTCAAGTGTTATCCGACTCTCATAACTATAAAATTATCTCCATCTACATCCACCTCATCATAGTTTCCGTCATATCCATTTAATATCTGTCCATAACCATCTGAATTAATAATGTCCTCAACTGCCGACTCTTTGTTAATATATTTAGCAATGTCCATACCCCAATCTTTCATATAATCAACAATGTTTCGTTTAACATCCCTTAACAGTTCCTCAACTTTATCATCAATCATATCTTGACTTGGTTCCCCATCTGGTTCCATATCGTCAATTTGTTCTTGTAATGAATCAATGTGTTCTTGTATTTGGTCATACATTCTTGAATATTCCTCAGGTTCCTCAATTTCACTATCAAGATTTTCCTGTCTTTCTTCGTACTCAGCAATCTCTTGTTCTAATTTAGATTTCTTCTCTTCTTGTTCTTGACTTAATTCAAAATCGCCTTCATTGAAGTAAACATCAGGGTTTTCTGCAACATCATATTCATAGTGGTCTCTGAAATAGTCTAATACCTCGTCTTCATCTATATGGTTTTCTATAAAAGATTCGTTAAAATTTTCAGGATTGTCTAAATCATCTTCTAAACGTTCTCTACAAGACTTTTCAACCTCATATTCAGTTCCAACCGCAAATTCCGCCCCGTCTAAATCATTATTACTAACAACTTCAAATTGACTCATACTATAAAACCCATAACGTTCTTGAGGAATTAAATTATAGACATCCATCATATCATTTATTTCATTAATTTCATCTTCAGTTGTCTCAATGTCAGCATAAATACCTTCCGAATCTTTACCTTCTTCGTCATATTGTTTTTGTTTTTCAAGAAGACTTTCCAAATATCTTTCAAGTTCTACTAAACGATTACTATCATCCTCAGTCCTAATTTTAATACCTCCGAAACGACTATAATTACCGTTTTCAATAACTTCAATAATCGCTCTTGCTCTATTTCCCTCGTCATCACTATTTTCAGGTGACCACTCATTATCTTCACGTCTTGATTGAGCTCCTGCAAGTTTTTCTTGTCTTATTTTTTGTCGTCTAATTCTATCAACACCACTATCATAATCACTAACTCTACCTTTAACATCAATGAAAGATATATCACTAATACCAGTGTTACTAATATCTAAATCACCTTCAACATAACCAACACCTTCCAAACTTTTAATTGGTAAACCCTTAACATTTAACTTACCTGTTATCCATATTTTTTTACCTCGATATTGTGGTAACATACTAATACCCTTAGCATTATAACTAGCGTACTTCATTATCTCAAGATATTGTTCAGGTGAAACTTTCACCCATTCATTTTCTTCTTCTTTAATAACTCGTCTAACCAATTTATTTAAGGTTGATTCTGATAATTTAATAATATTACTCATACTTTATAAATATTGCAAATATAATAAGTTTTCTATTGACATTAAAATTGATTTGGAGATATTTATAAATAACATAATAAACCAAAATTAATATATCACATTATGGGCTGCGGATGCAAAAACAAAGGTAATGAAACTCCTCAACAACCTCAAACACAACAAAATCCTCCTCAACAGAGTCAAGTAACTCAACAATCTGTTCAAGAGACTATTAAAAAAACAATTGAGAAATATTATACTAAAAAAGGATAATATAAATTTAAGGGGTTAAAACATTTAAAGGGGACTATTTCCCCTTTTTTTATATTTATTAATATGAATATTGAAAAATTAAAAGAAATTATCGATGATGTTAATCGTGGAAATTGGGATGAGTATTCTCAGTTCTTCAATAATGATATTGGATTATTCATTAAAATCGTTACCAAATTTGGTTTAATTGGTTTTATTAACCCAATGTCAGATGGCTTACAAGATTATCAAAATGATGTTTTATACGCATTAGTGAATGAAAATCCTGAAAAATGGGTTAATTTCATATGTAAAACTGTTATTAATAGTGATTTAATTAAAAAAGGTGACGATTGGTATCTTTATTTAAACAACCAAGAAGATTTGGCGGATTTATTTTATGATGGACGTGAGTCAACAAAAGATTTAGTTAAAAATGTTTTTAATGATGACCACTGGGAACCGTATTGGGAAAGTACTGGTGATATTTATAGAGATGTAGTTGAAGAGTTAAATAATAAAAATTTAAAAAAACTATACGAAAGAATCTTAAAAGAAGTTGAGGGTGAAACAATATCTACCGATACTGAATATTTGGAGGATTTGGATGATTCAGGTTCTGATGAAATTGTTATAACTAAAGAAAACTTTGGTGGAATGTTTGAAGACGAACAAACTCTTAAATACATATTAAAAGAATATGCCAGTGACGTAAGACAAGAGTTATATAGTTTACATAGCAACTGTTATAACTCAGCATATGAAAATGAAATTTATGAAGACATATGGGATGAATTATCCACATTTTTTGAAGGTAGAAGTCAATGGGAGTCAAGACCTTATAAATACGACACAACAAAAACTCAACACTACGTTACTGTAAAGATTAGAGATATCGCTGGAGATATTAAACAGTTCCTGTCTGAAATGAAGGGTTCTAACTATTCAAATGATTCTTTAGAATATTACGGTTCATATATGGGAATGTTAAAGAATGGTATGAATAATGATGTATGGGAATACTTAGATTTCAGAATACCTGATTATCCAGATTCAAGTAAAGTTGACGAGTGTATTAACGAAGATTTTGAAAACTATTTTTAATGATTAAATTTACAGACATATTAAATGAATCAACAAGAGTTAAGTTGGAACCTGAATTAAAAAAAGTTCTTAACAATGTTGTTGATATTATATTTAAAAAGAAAAAACAATTTAGAAAGTACACCCCAATTACTACCATACCGATTACTATTGAGGATGGTACTCCAGGTGCCGTAGAGATTGTTGTCGACCCATCGTTAGAGCATTACGGTTTGTTAGATAGTAAATGTGGTGAGGATTGTACAGACCCTATGGAGTTAATTATGAAAATAAATCCAAAAAAAGTCACCAGTAGAAAAGGATTGTACCAAACGATATATCACGAATTAACTCACGGTACAGACCCTATGTTAACAACTAAATCAACAGAATCATTTTGGAATTCTTACGACCCTGAGGTTGATGAAAAGTATTGGGGACATCCTCTTGAATTTAGAGCAATAACTAATGAGTTTCTTGAGGGACTTGTAAATGAATTCACGTTAAGACGTAATCGTATCACTAAAGAAAATTCGATTATAACATTACAAAAATCTTTAAAAAATATTCTTAACCATTTCTCAAATGGAGAACCTTTATCTAACTTATCTTTAGACATAATCAATGGTATGTATGGCGGTGGAGAACACAATATTTTAAGAAAAACTCTTGATGATATTGTAATTGACAATCCTGATGTTGCAAATTTAATGTCCAAAAAAAATAATTTAGATTATTTAAAAATTATAAATTTGGTTAAACAACATAGTGGTGAAAATTGGAAAAGATTTTTAGGGATGTTAGTTAAAACTTCTGACGAAATTAAAGAAATACTTAAGTAGTTAAATTATCTATTTAACATATTGTTATATTTTTTTATATTTTAAAAAATACAACAAATGAAGTTAATTAAATACAATTCCAAAAAAGGTATCGTCAATTTATTCTCAGATTATATCTTACAAAAAATAGATAGAAGTTTAAATTCTGTAATACAAATTACCGATTTAAATAATTTTTTCATCATAAATGGAATTACCGAATCACAGGTATTATTAGATATTTCCAAAATAAAAGATGAATTCATTTCCGAATATAGTGGGTTATTAAAAGACTCAGGATATTCTGAAAACATAAATACAATGGATTTAATTCAATATGGTAAATCTTTTATTGAAGGTGATAACCGACATTTATGGACAACCTTTTATAATTCAACTAGACCGATATATCATACCGAAGTTATGATGTCAAATCTTTCAAATAAAGAAATTCAATCAATAGATTATTCAAATGGATTGGTGTATGAAATAGATTACACTCAATCAATCCTTCCATACAAATTTACAATTACCCCAATACAAATGACATCAGAATTCCCTCACGGATACAGTCTTTCTATGGGTAGAACATTGTTCTATTACTCTGAGTATATCGCAAATCAAATCTTAACTCCATCGATGGCAAATCAAATGGATATACTATTAACTAATAAAGTTACTAATGGAGAACAAGTGATTGATTTTAAATTCGATTCACTAATATCTGAAGAGAAAATTAAATCAATGGTATTAGATATCTTTGATTTTGATTTTGAAGGGTTTAATAAAAAACTTGAATCTTATGATTTTTGTGGTGACATAAAAAAACCAACCGAGAGTAAACCCTGGTTGGTTATGGATAAACATCCTAATGATTTGTTGGTACTTTAAACTCGTTTAGAGTATCCAACTATTTGATAAAAGTCTTTAGTACCTTCACAGTATTCTTTAACCAAGTTAAGTAAACTACGGAACATAAATGCTCCCGTAGTTTGTTTCTCACATAAAGAGAACAACTCAATAAACGCGGTTAATGTTTCAATACTATAATAACCGTACCCTTGTAAGGTTGAGTATTTTGTAGTCATAAGTGTAGGATGTTTTAAACTATACTTATCCCTATCTTCAACTGATTGAAATGGTGTTGTTTCATCATACACCTTAATCATATCATTAACATAGTTTAACAACGTAGTCTTATTAACCTCAGCCTTAACTAACAAGTCAACAATCCAATGAGTATGAGAGGGTGTTCGTAATCGTTTACCTTCTTCCTTATATTTTACGATAAAATCTAAATCAGGTCTAGTACCTCTAGACCCTTGGTATATCGCCAAATCAGTAACATTATCCGTCCTCCAATATCTTATTGGTTTGTGGGTTTCCCCTTTTTTATTGAATGTTAAACTTTTCATAGTTTTCTTTTATAATTTTAACTCCGTCTTCAATCTCATCGTAATCCCTTTCAGGTGCAAAAAACTTTGTGTTGTGGTTTTCTCCATCTGTTTCAATAATCATAAACGCAGGAACGAATTCATTACCGCCCACAGCTTTTTTGAATAAATCGTATTCCTCCATTTCTTCGTCAATATCTCTCACTATAAATGGGATATTTTCGGTTTCAAGTTGTTCTTTCATCATTACACAAAATGGACATCCTTCCATACTGTAAATAACTATTAATTGTTCCATAAAATTAGTTTAATCTTTGAACCATTTCCATAATGGCACTTTTTTGTTTTAATCCAACCTCACTAAAAACTTCTTTCCCGTTTGAAAACGCCTTAATCATCGGTACTGAACGTATTCCCAATTCAGATACGAAACCTGTGTCAGACTCGATATCGAAAGTATATAATTGAATATCAGAATTTTGGTCTTTAAGTGTTTGAGATACCGATTCAAACATTGGTTTCATAACTTTACAGGGTCCACAAAAAGCTCCCCAAAAGTCCACCATTAATTTATCCCCATTTTTAATTTTTTGCTTTAATTCCGCACTTGTAATTTCCATAATTTTATTTTTGTTTTTTTAATCCGTTAATATAAATTTTAATTTCTTCGTATTGTTCTACCTTATAGATGATTTTTATTTTAAATTGATGACTCAAATCCCCACCATCTCTACTTAAATAAATATAATACCCGTTGGAATGTTTGAAGATACCTTCACTATGTTTTAAGTCATTTCCGTATTTAGATTCCAAATACACAGGTGTATATCTCGCCTCAAACTTTTCATTATTTAATAAGTTAACTGGCGTCATTGACTCAATCGTAAAGTTAAAATCTATCACAGAATATAAACCATCTAATGAGTTGTAAAATTTTTCAAAGTTCTTAAACATATTGAAATATAGTTTTTATAATTAAAAATTCAAGTCATCACTTATTAGTATTCAGGTAATACATCACTTAAAAACGGACTAACCCAATTTAGGTAACTTTTATCATTAGAAGAATTTTTAATAAACTTAGTTTCTGACTCAACAGATTGCTTACCAAATTCAACAACAACCTTAGGTAATTCAAATCCAACATCTTTTAAAGCGGAGTTTATTCTATTATCAAGTTCTTCCAATACCCCATACCATTTAAAATCTAACGCTTGATTAAATCGTCCCAAACTTTGGACTCGGGACATTTTAACATCGTTTCCAACTTTATGGATTTGATACTCAATCGTTGCTCGTTCTTCAGAATCAACATCACCCTCTCTTAAAGAAATAATAAGTGATGACGCTTTATTCACGTACGTTTTAACACAGTTACTTTGTAACGATGACTCACGAATATACTCCAAAGAAGTAGTTAATACAACAGGATAATAAACCCCGTAATTAACACTATCAATACTCTGTTGTACTTTATCCATAAACGGTTTAAAATAATGTCTAGTATATCTACCTCTAGTGTAGTGAGAATATCTTTCGGTCCAATCCATATGTTCATTATGAAAACTTTTCATATCATTTGATTTCCATTTAATTTCTTCAAACTGTTTTAGTTTTAAATAAAAATTAATATGGTCGATAAATGTTTGTAACCCACTATAGTCTTTAACACTTTTTTTAAAAATTAAAAATGCGTTTTTTTTCTCAACATCTGAAAAAGTTGTTATATCACCAGGAATTTGGTACCCACTTTTAAATTCAAAAATACTTCTCAAATCTTCTTCACTTTGATGTCTAAGAAACTTTTCCCCAAATAAATTTTCCGCTTGTTTGTAGAACTCTTCATTAATGAATTCTTTAGACGAATGTAAAACTCGTTTGATTTTATCACCATTCAAACCTTTATTCAACATAAAAGAATCCACTAATTTGTTATTAGTTTTTTTAAGGACTCGTTTTGTCGGTAAAGGAATTTTACTCATATATAATTTAAAATTATTAGGATATTTAACTCCTTTTAAATCCAAATAATTTTTAAACATTAATTCATCGTAAGTTAAATCATCATTCAATGTTAAGTTCGGTATTTCTTTTAAAAATAAATTAATA